TAAAAAATGAGAATGTAACCGATTATCGTTACGCTCTCGTGGAATCTGACTGTATGGCTCTTGAAGAGCAAAACGCAATCATCAGAGAGCTTGAGCTGCCTGTTGCGGTGCTTGTTTATTCGGGCGGAAAATCAGTCCACGCAATCGTGAAGATTGATGCCGCAAACTATGACGAATACCGCAAAAGGGTTGATTATCTCTACAATGTATGCCATAAAAACGGCTTTGAAATCGACAAGCAGAACCGCAATCCGTCAAGGCTGAGCCGTATGCCCGGTGTTATCCGCAACGGCAAAAAGCAGTTTATCATTGACACCAATATCGGTAAATCAGACTTTGCCGAGTGGAAAGACTGGGTGGAGAGTATCAACGATGACCTGCCCGACCTTGACAACCTTGCAGATTTTTTTGAAAATCCTCCTGAACTTGCTCCACCTCTGATTGAGGGAGTATTGCGACAGGGACATAAAATGCTCCTCGGCGGTCCCTCTAAAGCCGGCAAATCGTTCGGACTGATTGAATTGTGCATTGCAATTGCCGAGGGTACAGAATGGTTCGGCTTTAAGTGTGCGCAGGGCAATGTCTTGTATGTGAATCTTGAACTTGACCGTGCGTCCTGTTTTCACAGATTTAAAGACGTATATGAAGCACTTGGACTGGAACCAAAAAACTTAAACAGAATTGATATTTGGAACTTGCGTGGCAAGTCCGTGCCTATGGATAAGTTAGCGCCTATGCTCATACGCAGAGCTTTAAAAGGCAACTTTATAGCTGTTGTGATTGACCCGATATACAAGGTTATCACAGGTGATGAGAACAGTGCTGACCAAATGGCACACTTTTGCAACCAGTTTGATAAGGTGTGTACCGAAATCGGTTGTGCGGTAATCTACTGTCACCACCATTCAAAAGGTGCTCAGGGCGGTAAAAAGTCAATGGACAGAGTTTCGGGTTCGGGTGTTTTCGCTCGTGACCCTGACGCACTTCTTGACCTTACAAGACTTGAAGTCAGCGATGATTTGATGAAACAGCAAAAGGATGAAAGAACCTGTAAAATCTGCAAAGACTGGATAGGTCGCTTCAACAAAATCAGTGAAGTGTGTTCGCAGGACGATTTGGTAATGTCAAATAATATGATTGACATCGCACGCAAAACGCTTCCTGAACAGTCTTTTAAGCTGATGATGTCAGATGTTGCCCGTGCCGAAAAAACCGTAAAAGGGATGTCAGCGTGGAGAATAGAGGGCACTCTGCGAGAGTTTCCGGCATTTGATGCACTTAACCTTTGGTTTGATTATCCGATACACAAATTAGATACAACAGGCGTGTTGAAGGACTGTAATTTTGAGGGCGATTTTAACCCGCCTTATAAGAAGAATTTCGGTAAGAAAAAGAGTGAATCGGAACGCAAAAAAGAACGCTCAGAATCTATTATGACAGCGTTTACTGCAGAAGAAAATAACGGTCAGGCAGATATAAATGACATTGCTACATATCTTGGAGTTACCGAAAAAACAGTCCGAAATCGATTAAAAGAGCACGGCGGATTTTGGATTGACGGCGGTAAAACAGGATTGAGGGAAAAGGAAAAAGTCGAATAAATTTTCCTTTTCTGTCAAATTTGGAAGGAAAATTTTATCGAGAATTTCCCTTTCCGTGAGGGAAAATAGGGAAAATTTCCCGAGATTTTCCTTTTCTAAAAATGACGGAAAATGACTTTTTTCTCGAGATTTTCCGAGGGAAAGAAAAAACCTATATATATATTCTATATATAGGAGTATTTCCGTTCCCTAAGGTCACAGGGGTGAAGTAGTTGTGCGAAGCTTACGCACAACAACTCCTTCCCCTGACCTGTGACTAAAAGCAAAATTTTAAAGTTAAGAAAGGAATGGCAAAAAATGGCAAAATGTAAATCGACTTCAAAAGATAAAAGATTGAAAATCGCTAAGGGAATGCCACCTTTGAGGCGAAAACTTCCAAATAAAAGTTACAGTTACAAAAACGATCAGGTAATGGACTGGATTTCTAAACGACCGGCGTTGATTGACTATGTGTTGGATAAGTTAGTAGCTAACGGATACATAGTTTACGACCCGAAATTAAAGTTGTGGTATGGAGTTGATTATTTTGAAGAAAATGAAGACTGAATTTTTTATGCCGATGATACCGCCGACCGTAACTGCACAGGAACATAAAGTTATGGTAAAAAACGGCAAACCTGTTTTTTATAATCCGTCCGAGGTGAAACAGGCAAGAGAAAAGCTCACATCACACTTAGCAAAGTTTAAACCGTCAGAACCGTACAAGTCGGGTGTCAGGTTGATAACAAAGTGGTGCTTTCCTCGTGGCAAACATCAGGACGGCGAATATCGTACAACAAAGCCAGACACAGACAATCTGCAAAAAATGCTAAAAGACTGTATGACCGCTCTCGGATTTTGGTCTGATGACGCACTTGTTGCAAGTGAGATATGTGAAAAGTTTTGGGCAGAGGTTTCGGGTATTTACATCAAGGTGGAAGAACTGTGAATATCTCGGAAGTTAAACGCAACCTTGAAAGGACCGTGTTGTACAATGGAGCAGAATACATTCTGAAAGGCTGTATCATCAGACAGAATACAACAGGTCAGTTTTATTATCAAGCAGAGCTTATGGACACCAAAGCCAAAAGCTCGCTGATTGTAACTGCACTTGATAAGATTGACGAAAGGAGAACCGACATTGAAAGCAAGAATACCGCCTAAAATCCCGAAACAGCTTAAACAGGAAGCTGAACGGATTGCAAAAAGCGCATATGAACAGATCCGAGAAAAAGAAAACAAAGACATCACGCGCAGAGTATTTAAAACAATGCTGTATGCTTTGTATAAGGATTTCGGATTTGGTCGTGACAGATGTGCAAAGGCTTTGAAGTCTATGACCGAAATAATTGAACACTCCGACACGGACGAAGTCTTTTGGGAACACATCGACCGTGTTGTCATTGATAAGTTGAAACTTGAATTTGACCGCAGAGATTATACCGACAACGGCAAAGTTGTAAATTTTGAAGGAGATGAAGAAAATGATTGACTGTGCAAAAACCGAAAATTATTTTGCTGAAAAGCGAAGAATGACGAAAAGAGCAAAGAATGGGCTATGTAAACTTGGCTGCTCTAACTGTCCTTTATGTAGCATAAATAACAATAAAGGGCAATCATGTACAGCTTTTGAAATGCTCTATCCCGAAAAGGCAATCGAAATCGTTCAGAGGTGGTCGGACGAACACCCACGGAAAACTTATTTAAATGGGCTGTTAGAAAACTACCCGAATACAAGGCTTGATGAGGACGGCACACCCCATAAGTTATGCCCTTGGCATTTAGGGTTGATGAGCGTAAATAGTTGTCGCAACAACTGCGTAAACTGTTGGAATCAACCTATTCCTATTGAGGACGGTGAAGAGTGATGACAAAAGAAAGAATCGCTAAATTCTGCGAGAAATTTAACACACACAAAGCAACGCTTATTCAGGACACAGACCGTTACCTAATTATTGATTGGCGAAGGGCTGATGGAAGCGGAGATTATTATGTGAATTACATAGTAGACAAGAAAAGAGGTAACTTAATAGTTAGCGGTGATTTGGGTGATAGCATTGCTACTTGGTATCATAAGATTAAGCCGTCAGATCTTAAAAATTATGTAAAAAATGATATTGGGTATTACATAAGCAAGATTCAAACAGCATCAGATTTGTTTTATTATGATGAAAAAAATGTTGTAGAGAGTATTAAATACAATCTTGAGGATTTTGATTCCGATGACATAATATCTTCTTATAGCGACCATAGTTCCCGTTATATGGAATCGGAAGATGATGTCTGGGAAGACCTCGAAGATGAGGTTTCAAACTGCATTTACGGTGACAAGTTTATACCGTCAGAACTGATTGTAGATTTTTGTTCTGAACTTGATACTGATTACTGTGAGTGGCTTTATAATTGTGGCAAACGAATACATCCTCGTGTTTATTTATGGGCAGAAGGATTTTATCGTGCATGTAATCAGCTTGGTATATAATATGCAGAGGTGAACGATGACAAACTTTGAAAAAATCAAACAGATGTCAATTGACTGCACAAAAAATTGGCTTGAAAGTGAGGCAGAAGAATGAAAGGCGTTAAAAATATCACCGTTAATTACGATAACGGCGAAACAGAAACCTTAAATAAAGGTGTAGTTGTTGGTTTTGATGAAATCGACAATGAAGAAGAAACTATCAAAGTCAGATATCGTATGTGCGATATTAAAGGCGAGGATTTGTATTTGATTGTAAACGCAGTTATTGCGTTGGCACAGAAACTTGGTATGCTTGACGAGGAGGAGCGTGATGCGGATTGACGGTTAAAGATTATTTATATTCGGTCAGGGTTTCGGATAAGCTGATCAGAACGAAAGAACACGAGCTGTCGAAACTTAGGCTGAATATTGCACAAGTATCGGTTAAGCAGAACGAGCCTGTTAAGACATCGGGAGTGAATGACCCTATGCGGATTGTTGACAGGATTGCAGACCTTCAGGCTGAAATCAATCGGGAAATTGACAATCTTGTGCGGTTGAAAACTGAAATCCGCAGTAAAATCAACGCACTTGACGATTACCGTTACATTGCAATTTTGACCGAGTATTACATAAATTGTCAGAGGTGGGAGGATATTGCCGAGAGTATGGAAATGAGCGTAAGGCATACCCTGAGATTGCACGGCGAAGCGTTACAGGCGTTCCGAAAAAAGTTCGATTTCTCGTAAAATTATTTTGAAATGTCATTGAATGTCACCCTTACCCTGCGTATAATGGTATTATGAAAGTTTGACAAACAGGACATATGTAGAACTCTCCTAAGATAAAAATTCGCACAGACCGCTCTCGTTTGAGGGCGGTTTTGTGTTGTGATGGAAAAGAAAGGGCGGTGATACCGTGAAAGACAAATTAAATGCAAGACAGAGGAAGTTTGCGGAATATTATGTGCAGAGTGGTAACACCGTTCAGAGTGCGATACAGGCAGGATATTCAGAAAATTACGCAAACGCAAGAGCGTATGAATTGTTGGAGAATGTTGGAGTTTCAAAATACATCAAGGAGCTTTCTGATAAGCTCAAAGATGAGCGCATTATGAGTGCAAAGGACAGACAGGTTGCTTTGTCCGATATTGCCCGAAGTGCTGAGCAGGACACCTCCGACAGAATCAGGGCGATTGACACGCTCAACAAGATGACGGGCGAATACACCGTTAAGGTTGACGCAAAGGTTGAGCAGTCCGAAAAGCTATCCGATGTGTTCAGACAGTTAGGCGGTGAGGGCTTGAGTGAGTAGCTTTCCTTTGTCGCAAAAATACATTGACTTCATCAACACAACGAATGTGTCAGCTGAATTTCTTGAAGGCACGACAGCCTCGGGAAAAACTACCGTCGGAGCAGGCGTTAAGTTTATGCGAATGGTGTCGCAGTCGCCGAAGAAGCTTCACACAATTGCCGCCAAAACTACGGGCAAGGCTGAGGAAACTATTATTCAGCAGGATAACGGTATTCTCGACCTGCACCGTAACGCAGTTTACTGTGGCAATGGCGACAAGGACTACAGGCTGCCGCATATCAAGTTTGAGGGCAAAATCATCTATATTCTCGGTTACAGCAGTCGGGATAAGTGGGAAATGGTTCTCGGTGCGCAGTTTGGGTGCGTTTATATTGACGAAATCAACACCGCCGATATCGAGTTTATCCGAGAGATGTCAACCCGTAATGACTATATGCTTGCAACGCTGAATCCCGACGATCCGAGCCTGCCTGTGTATAAGGAGTTTGTCAACCGCTCCCGTCCTTTTAAAAAATATGAAAATGATGTTCCTCCCGAGATTACGGCGGAGCTTACCGAAGAACCTGTACCGAATTGGCGGTATTGGTTCTTTTCTTTTGCCGACAATTTAAGTCTTACACCCGAACAGATTGAAAAGAAAAAGAACTCTGCACCGAAAGGTACAAAGCTCTATAAAAATAAAATCTTAGGTTTGCGAGGCAGAGCAACAGGTCTTGTGTTCCCGAATTTTGAGAGGGCAAGACATATCAAATCAAAAGAGTGGGCAGGAAAGTTTTTGAACTGTAACCGCAAGTCGGAACACTTTGTTCAGTTCACCGCAGGTCTTGATACCGCCTATTCGCAGAAGTCGCCTGACACTATCGCAATGACATTTTACGGCATTACCAATCACGGCAAGTGTGTTCAGCTTGATGAAAGAGTTTATAACAACGCTGAAATGCAAACACCTATTGCCCCGAGTGACACGGTGAAGAATTTTATTGATTTTCTTGACCGCAACCGTGATGAATGGGGCTTTGCACGCACGGCTTTTATTGACAGCGCCGACCAAGCGACTATTACCGAATTTCAAAAGTATAAGCGACAGCACGGCTGTGTCTATGACTTTGCAAATGCATGGAAGAAAACGAAGATTATCGACCGAATCAATCTTGTACTCGGCTGGCTTGCCACCGATTGTTATTTTGTGCTTGAACATTGTAAAAACACGATTGCCGAGTTTGAAATTTACAGCTGGCGAGAGGATAAAGACAACACACCCGAGGACGGTCACGACCATTGCATTAACAGCGGTCAATATGCGTGGCTGCCGTTTAAAAATATTATTGGAAGTGAAATAAATGGGGCTGATTAACAGAATGGCTGAATCTATCAGATCGGGAATTAAAAACTTTTTGCAGATTACTCCTGCAAGCGACAAAACAATTACCGTTACCGAAACAAGCAATCATCTGACCGAGTGCTTTATCAATCGCATTTGGTATTGGGGCAACAGCAGACAGCTTGCGGAGCTGTACAGGCAGATTGATACAAACAAAACTATGTTTTGGGCGGCAAAAAGCACAAAGGGGCTTGAAATCCGTAAAATACACACAGGCTTGCCGGCACTCATCTGCGAAACGCTTGTGAATATCGTAATTGCCGACTACAACGGCACAGATGTTACAAGTAAAAATTCAACCGCTTATGCAGAGCGTTGGGAAGATATTGAAAAGCAGAACAAGCTGTCCGACACGGTTAAGCAAATGCTCCGTGACCTATGTGTTGTCGGTGACGGTGCTTTTAAGGTCAGCTTTGACACGGCTGTATCAGATGTTCCGATTGTTGAATGGTATCCTGCCGAAAACATCGACTTTACATATGTGCGCGGCAGAATCCGAGAGGTTAAGTTTTACACCGATTACACGCAAAAACACCGCCGTTACCGCTTTGAAGAAACATACGGTTACGGCTATATTCACTATGCTTTGTATGATGACAACGGCAAAGAGATTGACCTGCACACGGTTGACGCTCTTTCATGGATTGATTCAAAGGGTGTTACATTTGACGAATCATATATGTGGGCTGTACCTGTCCTTTACGGCAAATCGTGCCACAAGGGCAGAGGTGCGGGCATTATCGGCATAAAAACAGACGCTTTCGACAGCCTTGATGAAGTGTGGTCACAGTGGATGGACGCACTCAGAGCCTGCCGAACAAAGCAGTATGTGCCTGGTTGCCTTGTTCCGAGAAATCCCGAAACCTGTCAGCCAATATCGCCAAATCCGTTTGACAACCGATTTATCACCGTGGGCAACGATATGTCTGAAAACGGCAACGGCAACAGGATTTACACCGAAAGTCCGCAGATTCAGCACGAAAGCTATTTGAGTTCATACATTACTGCCCTCGACCTCTGCTTACAGGGCATTATATCGCCGTCAACTCTCGGCATTGATACGAAGAAGCTTGATAATGCAGACGCTCAGCGTGAAAAGGAAAAGACAACCCTTTACACAAGGCAGAACCTTGTGAAAATTACGCAGAACGCACTTCAAAGCCTTGTTGCAGTTGTACTCAATGCAGACGGTGAACTTAACGGCAATGGTATTGTTGAGGGCTTGGAAGTGTCCGTAAACTTCGGCGAATATGCAAATCCGAGCTTTGAAAGTCAGGTTGAAACTGTGTCAAAAGCAAGACAGGGCGGTTTGATGTCAATTGAAACCTCGGTTGACGAGCTTTACGGCGACAGCAAGTCGGAGGATTGGAAAGCCGAAGAGGTGCAGAGAATTAAGGAAGAACAGGGCATTGCAGGCGAAGAAGAAAAATCGGAGCTTGACGATGTGGACCTTACCGACACGGGCAATGAACCCGATAAACCCGAAGATATCGCAAATCAGGACGATGACAGCAAATGAGTAAGCAATGAGTGATTACAACATTAAAGAGGCTTTTGAGAGAATTGAAAACGAGCTTATCGACAGCATGATGAGAAATTTCAGTCGTCACAGAGCCGAAGAAACCAAAGAGGGTTACAACTGGACACAATGGCAGGCTGAACAGCTCAAAAGTCTTGAAGAGTACCGTAAGCACAACGCAAAGAAATTCGGCAAGCGTTTCAAAACCATTAACAGCAAGGTTGAAGAGATGATTCGCACCGCCAAAGCTGACGGAAATGCAAGTCAGGAGGCAGAAATTCTTGAAGCTGTCAAGGACGGTTTCAAAGCCCCGAAAAAGCCGTCAGCACACAGTACAGCCGAGTTTTTTAAGGTGAATGACCGTAAACTTGACGCACTCATAAAATCGACCACAGACGATTTAAAGAGGGCAGAAACGGCGGTTTTGCGTATGAGCAACGACAAGTACCGCAAGGCGATTTTTAACGCACAGGTTGCAATGAACACGGGTGCGGTTACATACGAAAAAGCCGTTGATATAGCTTGCAAAGATATGCTCAACGCAGGTCTTAATTGTGTGGAATACAAGAACGGTGCAAGGCACACGCTCTCGGATTATGCGGACATGGCGGTTAAAACAGCCAACAAAAGAGCCTATCTGCGTGGTGAGGGCGAAAAGCGAGCCGAATGGGGAGTATCCCTTGTTGTTGTGAACTCAAGACAGGGCGGTTGCCCCGATTGTGCAAAATATATCGGCAAGGTGTTTATTGACGATGTTTATTCAAACGGCAAAAAGTCAGACGGAAACTATCCGCTTCTCTCAACCGCAATCAAGAACGGTTTGTTTCATCCGAGATGTAAGGACAGCACAAGTACATATTATCCCGAACTTGATGATTTGGACGCACCGTTGTCTGAAGATGAAATCAAAGAGCTTGACCGTCAGCGAGGAATTGAGGAAAAACAGCAGTACGCACAGCGACAGGCAGAACGCTTTGACCGCCGTGCCGAATACAGTCTTGACGAGGACAATAAACGCATTGCCCAAACCCGAGCCGATGAGTGGCACGATAGGGCTGATATGCTTGAAGAAAAGGCGAAAAAAGCAGGGAGTGTCAACAAGATTTCGGATGAAGCTGTTGCAAAATCTGCTGATAATGGTATAATAAAAACAGAAAGCAGAGATTACTCTGCGGTAGGTTCTAATGCTTTTTCCAATTCTGCTAAACAAAAACTTCTGCAAGATGAAAGAATTTTATCGGGTAATGATTACGAAACGGCTATTATTTATAATGCAGACGGAAGCAGAAAGTTTTCTAAAAAAGGCAAGTCAAAAGATGTAAATTTTACTGATGAACAGATTGACAAAATGAAAGGTTGCATTTTAACCCATAACCACCCCAACGGAACAGTTTTCTCGCCTGAAGATATAAATATGCTTAGAGAAGGACAACTATCGGAAATAAGAGCCTGCAACGGAAAGGGTTCTTATGTATTGCGTAATGCAGGTGGTTGGCATAAAGACATAACTAATTTGAAAACCATAGAAAAAGCCTACTGGGAGTGTATGAATACAGTCGGTGCAAGATACGCAGATATATCGGCACAGGAAGGTAAGCCCATTTTTGCTTATTTTAGAAAAATGGACGAAGATGGACTGAAACTGTTTTCAGAAAAATATGGTTTGGAATTTTCGTGGGAGGATAAAATATGAAAATCAATATTTCAGATATTCCGAACGGAAAGAGCCATAAGGATTATCCAAAAGGTACGATTTTTGTGTTTAAAGAACATTTTCCGAGATATATTTTAGATCCGTTTGAAAGAGTTTTCCCTGATGATCCGAGATATAAAACAGCTTTAACAGGAGAACAGCTTGAAAAGCTAATAGACGACCTCGATTAACTTAATACATCAAATCAGCACTTTGAGAAATCAGAGTGCTTTTTTATTGCATTTAAACCGGTCGAAATCGACCAGTTTAAAATATTGAAAAGGTGGTGACAGAATGAAAATCAGAGTAACAACATCATTTAATGACAGGCAGAACGGCTATGTAACCCGACCTGTGAATGAAGTTTTTGAATGTTCCGAGCAGAGAGCAAAGGAACTCATTGACGGCGGTTTTGCAGAAGAGGTCAAGTCTGACGCTCCCAAAAAGCCGAGAGCCAAAGCAGTTAAAACAGAAAAAACAGAAAAAGCGGATTAAGCACTTTACGAATATGTAAGGTGCTTTTTTATTGTCCGAAGACATTAAACTACGGGAGACACCGTGCAAAACTGAAACAGAGAGACACTCTATAAACTGATTACGGGAGACACCCGAAAAACTGAAAGGATATGAAAAAAATGGCAGAACCAAATCCAACACCAACCCCCAATGAACCGACACCTGCACCGCAGGGAACTCCACAGGGAAACGCTCCTGCCTTTGATTATGACAAGCTCGCAAGCCTTATTACAGGCAAACAGAGCGTGACAGAGGACACCGTTTTGAAGTCATATTTTAAGGAACAGGGATTGTCAGCCGATGAGATGAAAGAGGCTATCGGTGCTTTTAAAAAGCAGAAAGCCAAGAACACTCCCGACTTTGCAAAAATGCAGTCGGAAGTTGAATCCGCAAACAACGCAAAGCTCACGGCAGAAGTCAACCAATCGGCAACCCTCGAAGCCGTAAAACAGGGCGTTGACATTGCAACAGTTCCGTATGTGCTTAAAATTGCAGACTTTTCAAAGGCTGTGACAGACGGCAAGGTCAATGCGGAAAAGCTGACAGAGGCTGTTAAAAAGGTGCTTGACGATATCCCCGCACTCAAGGGCAAACCTGCCGAGAACGGCACAGGAGTTAAGAAAATCGGCGGTGACGGCAACGGTACATCGGACGGTACAAAACCAAAGGCAAATGTTCCTACCAAAAAATGGAACAGATTTAATATTTAACCAAAGAAAGGATTGAAAAAATCATGGCAAACACAAATAACTATGCCGAGCAGTTCAGCCCTGATCTGCTCGAAATTCTTGTTCAGGGCACACTTACATCACCATTCATCACTTCAAATGTAAAGTGGGTTGGCGCAAGAACTTTCCACTTCACACAGATGAGCACATCAGGCTTTAAGAACCACAATCGCAACGGCGGTTGGAACAAGGGCAAGTATGTTCAGACCGATGTTCCGTTCACCTGCGAACACGACCGTGATATTGAGTTTCTCGTTGACAAGGCAGATGTTGATGAAACTAACGCAACCGCAAAGGTTGAGAATATTTCAAAGGTGTTTGAGCAGACACAGGTTGCTCCCGAAACAGACGCACTTTTCTTCTCAAAGGTTGCAGCAAAGGCTCAGGCAACAGACGGCTACCATTCTTCAACAAAGACATCGGAGTGGACTAAGGAGAACGCTTATTCAAAGCTCAAAACAATTCTTTCTGCCGGCAAGCTCCGCAGATACAAGGCAAGAGGCACACTTGTTGCCTATGTGACATCTCACATTATGGACTGCCTTGAACAGTCAACAGAGTTCACTCGTAAGATTGAGCTTACACAGATTGCAGAGGGCGGTATCGGCATTGAAACAAGAGTGACCGAGATTGACGGTTGCCCTATCATCGAGGTTATTGACGATGAGCGTTTCTACGATAACTTCAACTTTAACCCCGATGACGGCGGTTTTGAGCCTGCAACAGGCGCTCACAAAATCAATGTTCTTGTTGCCTGCGGTGAAACCTGCAAGACTGTTCCGAAGATTTCAAGCATTTATTTCTTTGCTCCCGGCTCACACACAGAGGGTGACGGCTGGCTCTATCAGAACCGTTCGCTTTCCGACACATTCGTATTCCCGAACGGCAAGGACGGCAAAATTGACAGCATTTATGCCGATGTTGACACAACGGCGGTTGCGTAATGTATGCCGATTACATTGAACATCAGGGTGGAGATGAAAACAGTATTATCTCTGCCGAACACCTTGATGTTCTGACTTTTAACCGCATTGATTTTGAAAAACTTTCGGAAATGCAGAAGAGAATCATCAGCAGAGTGCATAGCAGACTTACTGCTTTTGAAGAAGAAAATGCCGATATGATTTCTTCCTATCTGAAAAGCTATTCAATCAACGGCACATCAATGGAATTTGGCGCAAGCTGGAATTTAATGTGTATCAGCGGAGTGGCAATTCCTGCCGACCTCTATGCGTTGCTAAAATCAACAGGACTTTGTTATCCTGCAATCTGAAAGGTGCGTGAAAACCGTGAAATTTCCGTCACTTGTGAAAAAGCAGTTTTGCAAAACTCCTGTCGAAGTCACAATCTACGGTGAGGGTGTTACCGAAGACGGAGCACCCCTGACCGTGTTTGAATGCAAAAATCTGTATCCCTCCGACAGCTTGTACCCGTCAGCAACCCTGCACGGTGGCTCTGCCTTGTGTAATATGCAGTCAAAGGCAAAGACGGTCTTTACCAAAGAGCAGAAAATTGTTCAGGTGTCGGCTGTCTTGCTTTTTGACGGCGACATTGCTCCCGACAGCCCCACTTTAAGCGGTGGCTTTGTAATCCTTGACGGCGTAAAACGAAACATCGTACAGGGTACAAAACACCGCAACCCCGACGGCAAAGTTAATTTTACGGAATTGGATGTGATTTAATGGGATTTTCGGTATCATCAAAAATCAAACTCAATATGCCTGTTGTAAAACAGCTTGATAGGGCAAAGCAACAGGCTCTTGAACAGACAGGTAACGCACTTCTTACACAGGTGAAAAACACGCAGGTAATGCCGTTTGATACAAGCATACTTCAAAACGATAGTACCGCTGTTGATTATTCACAAAGTGCAAATGGGGTAGTTAAAATTGTGTCAAGCACTCCGTATGCAAGGCGGTTGTATTTTCATCCCGAGTATAATTTCAGCCGTAAGGAAAACATTGCCGCCGGCGGTAAATGGTTCGCTCCGTGGCTTGAGGGCGGTACACGGCAGAATTTTTGCAGTCAAACATTCACTAAAATATATAGGAGAAATACAGGACTTTGATTTACTTATCGGACATCAGAGATTGGCTCAAAAGCGTTACCTCAGCCGAGCATTATTACATTGGCAAGCTTGACAACAAGCAGGACAGGTCAATCGGTGTGTATTCATTAAAGCAGTCGGGAACACCCACAAGGGCAATCGGCGGTGAAAGCACCTACGATACAATAAGCGTGTCTTTGCTTATCCATTACACCGACAACGCAAGAGAAACCGAGGAGTTTGCACGCAGACTTTACGAAACGCTTTACGGCATTAAAAATGTTGAAATTAAGGAACACAAAATCTATATAATCGAACTGCTCACGGAAGAACCCGTTGATGTGGGAACAGACGACAAGGGTGTGTATGAGCAGGTCATTGAAGTTAAATTTTATTACGAAAGGAAGTAATTTTATGGCAAAAGTTGAATCGGGAGTATTCCCGTGCTATGAAAATCAGTTTGCGGTTGGCAAGGCAGAAACAGAATCCGCCACGACAAATATTGCTAACTGCGAAGAATTTTCTGTTGCATTTGACAACGGTGTCGAGGAATGGACAGCCTTTGAAAACGAGGGCTGGAAGTCAAGGCTTATGACAGCAAAGTCAATCACAATTTCGGTAAAGGGCAAGCGTACAATCGGTGACGCAGGCAATGACCAGATTGCCGCCCTTGCATTTGAAAACAGCAGAAAGACAGAAGTTTCGTTTATGTGGACCTTCCCTAACGGTGCAACCGTCCTCTTTAAAAATGCAGTTGTATCCGTTACATCAAACGGTGCAGGCGCAAGTACGGGTGTTGCTCCGCTTGAATTTGAAGTTATGTCAAACGGCAAACCCGTATATACAGCAGCCGCTTAAAAAACGAAAGGAATGAACGATTATGTCAAAGTTAATTGATATTACAGACAAGCTTAATTTTGAGGAAAAGCCGAGTGTCAGAGTTAAAAATGTTGACCTTGCAATCAACAATGACGCAGTTTCAATGCTCAAAGTTGCGGCACTTTTTGAGGACGGCAACGGTAAAAGTAAAGATGTTATCGAAATGTATCATCTTCTTTTTGATGAATCCGAGAGAGAAAAGATTGAAAAGTTAAAGCTGAATATGCACGATTTCAACGCCCTTATCAGCGAATCTGCCAAAATTGCAACAGGCGATTTGACTGACGAGGGGGAAGCTCAGACCCCGGCTACGACCTGATTGATGACTTTGATTTAATCGTGTCGAGCTTTCGCTCGGAGTACGGGGTCAGCATTTATTCAAAGGACTTTGCTAAAATGAGTTGGAATGAGTTCTGCTCACTTCTGCAAGGCTTAGGACCCGAAACACCGCTTGCAAGAACGGTTCAAATTCGCCTTGAAACCGACAAAGAAGTCTTGAAAAACTTTACTTCGTCACAGCATAAAATCCGCAACAAATGGCGGTCAAGGAATGTAAAGCACTATTCAGACGAAGATATGAACACCGTTCTTGCAGAATTTCAAAACTTCTTCGCTAATCTGTAAATTTGTACATAATTTTCGCTGTATCTACAAAATTCTTGACAATGTTAATATATAGTGATAAAATGTAACATACACTAACAAATTTATTAAGGAGAGTGTATGTTTATGAAATGTCCACATTGCGGAAACGAATTAAAGGACGATGCAAAATTTTGCGACAAGTGCGGTGCAGGATTTGGCGGAAACGATTCAACCTCGGCAACCGTAAATCCTGCAAATGCGAAGAAGAAAATTTACAAGCGTTGGTATTTTTGGGTTATTATCGTTGTTGCTATTATGATTGTTGGCGGTGTAAACGGTGCAATTAACGGTAACAGCGGTTCAAACAAATCAAAGCAGGAAACTACTGTTGCAAATCAGAGTTCAGAAAAAGCAACTGAAAAAGCGACAGAAGCACCGACCACAAAAGAAGTTGCAACAGAAAAGCCTACTAAAGACCCGAAGAAGGTTGAAAAAGAATTTAAAGACGGTTGCAAAACAATCGACTTTAAAACTCTTTCAAGAAACCCTGACAAGTACAAAGGTAATGACTACAAGTTTGAAGGTCAGATTATTCAGGTTCAGGAAGGCTGGGGCGATTCGGTTGACCTGAGAATCAATATAACCAAAGAAGAAAATGAGTATCTTGATGAACCATTGTGGACTGATACAATCTACGCAACTGTAGAAATTCCTGACGGTGCGGACAAACTCCTTGAAGATGATGTAATCACATTCTGGGGAACTTGTGACGGCGACTATACATATGAAACCGTAATGGGCAACAATGTGTCACTTCCGAAAATCGACATCAAATACTACGAACTCAACAAATAAAACAAAAAGCCACTCCAAATGGGGTGGCTGTTCTTTTGCAAATATTTTATTAGCGTACATCATAACGGTGTGCGCTGTTTTTATGCCTGTTTTTAAAAAATCTAAAATGAAAGGAAGTGGTGAATATGGCGACAAAGGCGGGTGAAATTGAGCTTGATGTCAGGCTTACGGGTGATGATATTTCCAAAACATTGCATAAGATTTCCGATTCAATTACAAAAAAGTTTGATTCGGCATTTTCAAGTCTTTCAAAAGATTTTGAAAATGTAAGCACGGATATGAAACAGTCCTTTTCAAAGGTTGCGGAGGGCGTTTCTCAGAAAACCGAGAAAGAGTTTTCAAACATCAAAGGCAGCGGTGAGCAGTTAAGCAATTCGGTTTCATCCTCGTTTAAGAAAATCGGTACAGTTGTGGTTGCCGCCCTTTCCGTTGCCAAAATCAAGGAGTTCGGTCAGCAGTGCATTGAATCGGCTGCGGAAGTCAATGCGGCAAATTCACAGTTTGAGCAGACTTTCGGCACAATGCAGTCGCAGGCAGAATCAGCCATTCAGAGCGTTGCCGATCAAAGCGGTATTCTTGAAACCCGATTACAAGGTGTCGGCACAAGCATTTATGCCTTTGCAAAAACTACGGGTATGGACAGTTCAAGTGCTTTGGGTATGATGCAGGAGGCTTTACAGGTAACAGCCGACAGTGCCGCATATTACGACCGTTCGCTTGAAGACACCGCAGAAAGCCTGAAATCGTTTCTTAAAGGCAACTTTGAAAATGATGCCGCACTCGGTTTGTCCTGTACTGAAACCACACGAAATGCGGCGGCTAATAAGCTGTATGGCAAGTCATTTACGGATTTGTCGGAATCGCAGAAACAGCTCACGCTTTTGCAAATGGTCAAGGACGCTAATCAGCTTTCGGGTGCTATGGGACAGGCAAGCCGTGAAGCAGACGGTTGGGAGAATGTAACGGGCAACCTCAGAGAAAGCTGGAAACAGCTCCTTGCCGTAGTCGGTCAGCCTATTCTTCAGGTGGCAACTCAGGTTGTAAAGCGGTTGAGTTCCGCACTTGCGACTTTAACGGAATATGCCAAAGGTGCGGTTGAATCGCTTTCAAAGGTCTTCGGCTGGGATACAGGCAATAACACCGCAAGCAATATCAAATCTGCGTCCGATTCTGCCAAAAGCCTTACGGATACGGCAGATGACAGTTCAAAGTCACTTGATAATGTTCAGAAAAGTTCCGAAAAAGCAAAGAGAAGTGTTGCGGGCTTTGATAAGCTGAATGTGCTTTCAAGCTCTGACAGCTCATCTTCAAAGTCAGACACCTCCTCATCAAAAAGCTCTTCAGGCGGTTCATCGGGCGGAGCTGTTGCAAAGAATGTTGTCAAGGACACAAGCAAAAATCTTTCGGGTGCATTCAAAAATCTATACGAAAAAAGCGGGTTTAAAGGTTTTGTCGATAATGTACAGAAAGGTATTAACAAGGTTGATTGGTTAGCTATAGGCAAGAACTGCAAGACCGTTTTTGATAATGCTGTTCCCATAGTTCAAAAGGCATTCGGCACAATGCAAAAGGTCGGTTCTGCAAAACTCGGGGCAATCGGCTCTGCATTCGGAGCGGTTGCGACAATCGGCGGAAAGTCGTTTCAGACCATTTCAGGCGGTGTTGCTAAGTGGATTTCAAAAGACAGGGAAAAGATTATCGGCTTTATCGACACCATAGGTAACAATCTTACAAACGGCTATAACAACCTTTCAACCTTTTTTGATAATTTCGGAACACTTGCAGGCAATGCAATTGACAATGTTCGCCCTCAAATGGAAGAATCAATTTCCAATCTTTTAAGCGGTCTTACAACCTTTGCTGGCTCAGTCGGCGAAGTTGTTTCGGGTGCGTTTTCAACTGCAACCGAAAGCCTTGTTGAATGGACTGAAAATGACGGTGCAACAATCACTGAATTTCTCGAAAATTTACAATTGCAGTTTGCAGATGTGTTTAACTTTATCGGTCAGATTTTCGGAGATATCGGAACAATTATCAGTAATTGGTGGAACGGCAACGGACAGCAGATTTTTCAGAATATCTGCAATATGTTTACCAACATCGGCACAACCCTGATGAATGTTTACAATCAATGGATTAAGCCTGCGTGGGATTTTATCGTAGCAATCGTAAAATCAGCTTGGGAAAACTGGCTGAAGCCTGTTTTTGAGGGCGCAATAAACTTCTTCGGTAAGGTTGCAGACTGTGTTTCAACCGTGTGGAATAACTTTCTGTCGCCGTTTGTAAACTGGCTTGTCAGCTTTTGGGGACCTATATTTCAGAATGTTTTCAATGCCGTAAAAAGAGTATTTGATAATGTGTTTACATTTATCGGTGAATTGGTTACTTCCATTCAAAAAACATTCGGCGGTCTTATTGACTTTATCACAGGTGTTTTTTCGGGAGATTGGAAAAAAGCTTGGCAAGGTATTTACGACTTTTTCAAAGGTATTTGGGATGGTATTTGTGCCGTGTTTAGATTTATTGTAAATGCTATCATTGACGGTATTAACGGCTTGTGGACGGGTATTTATAACTTTGTTTCCGGTGTTATCAATGCAATCGGCGGAATTGCAGGGGCAATTGGTTCTGTCATCGGGCAGGATTGGAGCTTTTCAATGCCTGAAAATCCGCCTCTCATTCCGAGATTTGAAGAACCCACAGAATCACCTGCACGAAAATTTGCAAAAGGCGGTATTGTTAAAGCTCCGACACTTGCTGTTGTCGGCGATAACGCAGGCGCTAACAGCGGTAACCCTGAGGTTATTTCTCCGCTCAACAAGTTGCAGGGTATGCTCGACAATTCGGGCGGTCAGGATACAGTGATTCTCACACAAATTCTTGACCTGCTTAAACGCATTTATGAAATGTTCATTATCTTTCGCAATAACGGCGGCAACACTTATTCGTTTACTGCCGAGCTTGAGGGTTCAACGCTTTTTGAAGAAATGATAAGACAGGATGAGCTTTACAGACGCAGACACAACGGTAAATCCGCATTCGCATAAAGGGGGAAATGATATGTCAAATTATAACGGCTATTTGCTTAAATTCGGCAACAACATAATGCCGAATAAGTACATTACCGCATTTTCATCAACTCCGAATCAGCGACTTGAAACTTCTGCGGAACGAGATCAGAACGGTACACTTCAAAGAGCAACGCTGTCAAATTACAAAACAAAAATTTCGTTTTCAACTCACATTCTTCATCTTGACGAAAAGATCGATTTTCAGTCGATTATCAACCTCTCAATGGCGAATAAGTTACAGAGAAAGTGCAGGGTAACTTATTGGAACGATGAAACGAACAGCTATTACACCTCTTATTTTTATATTCCTGATATCGAATATACCGTAATGACCGCCGAAAAAAGTGATATAACCTATCAGCCGATTACGGTTGAGCTGATTGAGTATTAAGGGGTGATTCTTAAAAATGCTTGTATCTAAAGAAATTGCTGATAAGCTGAAAACAAACACACTTTACAACACCGTTGCCCTGCATTCTCCTGACGGCAGTTTTGAGGATATAACCGGTGAAAGTATCGTGCTTAACAGTTTTTCGCTTGAAAATGAAATCGTTGAAAAAGAATTGAAATTCGGCGGTTGCATAGCCTCTGAAATGAGCGTGAAACTCATTGATTATGATTGCTCGGCTTTGATAGGAAAGACGGTACAGGTCATCATAACGGCAACATATCTTGAATCGGAGCTGTATCCGTCAGATGATTTGTACCCGTCAAATACTCTTATTTGTCCTGCCGAAACAGGAACGGTTGAATGTCCTGCTTTCTACGGTAAAATTCAGTCGGCTCAAAGAGATAAAAAACAGCGTAACATCGTCAAAATCACAGCCTATGACGCTTTTTATGATATGTCAAAGGTGGATATGTCTTTGTGGTTTGGAGGCAAAGAGAACTATGGTTATGCGCACTATCAAAAAGACGATAATTTTAAGAGCTTTTATTCAATAATCGCAGAATTTGCCAAAGATTATGCAATTACAGGGGTTTCACCGCCGAGCTTATCTATCTTTAGTGTACCGCTGAAATTTGATGATACCTGCGTGGAAAAGGTTATAAAGGACATTACCTTGTCAGATTTAATCCAAGCTTACGCAGAATTAACTTTGAGCTTTGCCGTTATAGATGCCGACGGAAAAATGCGTTTTAAAAGGCTGTATTCTCAATCTTCCGTTGAAACAATCGATTCGTACAAAGATTTATCCTTTGAAGATTACGAACTTGAGCCTATCCGTATGTACAGTGCTAAGTTTGCTGATAAAAAAGCGTTTTTGTATGGCAACAGTAACGATTTTTCGTGGTATGTTTCCGATAACATTTTGATGAGGTGCAGAACAACAGCAAGTGATATCGGCACAAAATATAATTCTGTTAATTTTTTTGGTGATGTATATAAATACCGCCCGACAAAAATTAAGCTGTTTTCGTATTGGTGGCTTGAGGCAGGCGATAAGTACACAATTAAAACTCCGTTTGAAGATTTGCCGACAATTGAAACATTTGTGTTCAATAAGAAAATGAACGGATTTATAACTACCCTCACATCAAAGGGCGAAAAACGATTAGGAAAGGAAATAAAAGAAAATGAACAAATACAATAAAATTGTCTTTGTGAACGGATCTGCTCCTGCTCTTAATGCCGACAACCTCAACCATATGGACGAGGGGATTGAACGGGCAACAGACGGAGCAATTGCACTTGAAACCGAAATAACCACAGCAAGAGGCGGTCAAAATTCACTTGGAGCAAGGCTTGATACGGTTGACGCAAATCTTGCAAACAAAGCTGATAAGGCAACAACACTCGCAGGGTACGGCATTTCAGACGCATATACACGGGA